CAAAGGTGCATTTAATAGCGACATGGGTACAAAGAAAGAATTCTTTGATAACATTAAAATGCAACAAGAGTTTGCTCCACGATGATTCCAAAATATCTATATACTATTAGATGGTCGCAACCATATGCTACATATCAAATGCGTCCATATCTAAGACAATTGCGTAACGACTACGAAAAGGCCATCGAAGCACAATTAGAAAGAAAAGAATTTACACAGGCTATAGAAGTAATCGAAAGGATAATGAAGTTATGAACTGGTTAAAACAAATGGTGGTTAAATGGGTTCGTGAGGATTGGGATAACGTTAGAGATCAACCCGATTGTTATTCCACTTCTAAAAATAGTATTAGTGTTAGTACAAGAGATGTCAACAGTGATCCTACACTACAATTCAAAGTATATAATGCCATTGGTGGCAAGGTTGTAGAGTTTAGCCGGTACGATCGTCAGAAAGATCGTAACTTCCACGATATCTACATTATTGGAAAAGATGAAGATTTTGGTGAGAAGATAGCTAAGATTGCTATGCTAGAGGTTCTTAAATGACTCCGCAGATTCCAGCCGAGGGTATACTAAAAACGAACGACTGGGGCAATTCAAAAGTCTACCGGATTGCTTGTAATTGCGGTGACGAAAATCACAATCACAACATGTGGGTGGAAGCAGATGATTGCGACATTGTTGTGACCATTTATACCACAGGCAAAACAAACTGGTGGAGCAAAGCACGATGGTATCATATTTGGACATTGCTAACTAAAGGCTATATAGATACTGAATCAGCAGTACACTTAACCAAACAACAAGCTCTTAACTATGCAAGTGTGTTACAATTAGCAATTAGCGATGTAGAAGATTTTAGGAAACAAAATGTCAAAAATTAAAATAGCAGAATTATTTTATAGTATTCAAGGAGAAGGACGCTACATGGGTGTTCCGTCTGTGTTTTTACGCACATTTGGTTGCAACTTTACCTGTGACGGATTTGGCATGCCACGTGGCGAGCAAAGCAAAGAACGTGATTTCATTGCGGCCGATATTAAAAAGTTTTTCAAATACGAAGACTTGCCACTAGTGAGTTCAGGATGTGATAGTTACGCCAGTTGGGATCCACGTTTTAAAGATCTAAGTCCAATGCTCACAAGCGATGCTATTGCAGAACGCATTATGGAAATTCTTCCATACAAGACATGGGTAGACGAGCACTTGGTTATCACAGGTGGCGAACCACTACTAGGTTGGCAACGTGCTTATCCTGAATTGTTGGATCATGTTTATATGAAACAATTGAAGGAAATTACTTTTGAAACAAACGGTACTCAACCGCTTACACCAGAATTTAAAGAATACTTGCAAGATTGGTCTATGCAGATTCCAGGCGAACGTTGTGTAACATTTAGCGTGAGTGCTAAACTTCCAGCAAGTGGCGAGAATTGGTTTGACGCTATTCGCCCGGAAGTTGTGTGTGAGTACGAAGAAGTAGGTGTAGTGTATCTTAAATTTGTAGTAGCAACAGCGGAAGATATCATTGATGCAGAACACGCTGTTGACGAATTTAGAGAAGCAGGATTTAACGGACACGTTTATCTAATGCCGGTAGGTGGTGTAGAAAGTGTTTATACACTTAACGCAAAGAATGTAGCACTGGCAGCTATGAAGCGTGGATGGCGATACAGCGATAGATTACAAGTGCCATTGTTTAAAAACGAGTGGGGTACTTGATGTTAACCAAATTCTTTAAACGTATAACTGGTTTGGATAAGGTTGAACAGGCACTTATCGAAACACAGGCTAAATTGGTAACAACTGTAGACGAAACTGCCAAACATTTAAAAGAAGCTGAAGATGCAAAAGCGGCCGAAATACAGGCCAAATTGACTCCAAAAGAACGTGCAACTGCCAAAGGCGAATCCTGGGTTGCTGTACTGAATACACATGTCAACAAAGATAATATCAGAAATGGCTTTTTTGAGCTTGACTGGAATGCCGAGTTTGTAGTACAATTAAAACAAGAAGGCTATGGGTTTGAAGGCGATCCGGATGAAGAGATCGTGGATCGTTGGTTCAAAGATCTAGCCCGAAACGTGCTAGCCGACGAAGGTCAAGATACTACTCGTGGTGCTGGCTATATTAATGTAAGAAAATTGCCGGGTGGCAAATCGGAAATTGAATGACATATATTATTGTTGATACTGCTAACACATTCTTTCGTGCTAGACACGTTGTACAAGGTGCTGCCGATATTAAACTTGGCATGGCATTCCATATTACATTTAACAGTATCAAGAAAGCATGGAAAGACTTTGGCGGCACTCATGTAGTGTTCTGCCTCGAAGGTCGCTCATGGCGTAAAGATTTTTACACTCCTTACAAAGCTAATCGAACTGCTGTACGTGCGGCACATACTGCCAAGGAAGCAGAAGAAGAAAAGATCTTCTGGGAAGCGTTTGATGAGTTTAAAAACTTTGTAGCAGAGAAAACTAACTGCACAGTAATGCAACATCCTCGCTTAGAAGCAGATGATTTGATCGCAGGTTGGGTACAAGCACATCCAACCGACAAGCACGTGATCATTTCAACAGACGGAGATTTTGCACAATTGATTACACACAATGTTAGTCAATATAACGGTGTAGGCGATTTACATATTACTCACGAAGGCACCTTTGATGCTAAGGGCAAACCTGTTAAAGATAAAAAGACAGGATTACCAAAGGCTGCACAAGATCCAGAATGGATGCTGTTTGAAAAATGTATGCGTGGTGATACAAGCGACAATGTGTTTAGTGCTTTCCCAGGTGTGCGTACTAAAGGTTCAAAGAATAAAGTTGGTCTTACTGAAGCATTCGAAGACCGTAAATCCAAAGGATATAGTTGGAACAATCTCATGTTGCAACGTTGGGTTGACCACAATGGACAAGAACATCGTGTTATGGAAGACTATCAACGTAATGTACAGTTATGCGATTTAACTGCACAACCCGACGATATTAAAGAACATATACGTGAAACAATTGCAACACATGCAGTACCAAAGACAGTAGACCAAGTTGGTATCCGCATGTTAAAATTCTGCAACAGTTACGACATGAAAAAGATTGCTGATAATATTCAATCATATGCTGAACCTTTTCAAGCAAGATATCCGCTTACAAAAGCGGCATTAAATTTATTCGAGGAGAATTAATATGTCTAAAGTATATCTAATCAAACCACTTGAAAAGAAAAGCATTGTTTATCATGTGGAAATGTTTCGTGGTAACAAAGACGGTTCTGTAAGTTGGTTTAACATCGACGAAACTTATCGCTGGGGGCAGGGCTTTGTTGAAGGTGACTTAGATTGCAATCTTCCTTGGCAAGGTGACAACGTTGCCTACGCTCGAGCAGATGTAGGTTGGGGTTGTGAGTTTGATGACAGCGTCAGCGTTGAGTGGGAATTCAGTGATGACATCGGCGAACTAGAACAGCAAGAACTCAAAGAATTGTACTACGAAGGTGGTGCAGGTTGGTTATTCGACGGAGAGCATGAATGGGCAGAAGAAGACACTGCCGTGCATATTATTGCACCGTATCAAATTGACCTGTGCGAAGATGATGGTACAGTTATTGAAGAAAATATAAAATTATCAAAACGTCCAACAAGTGCAGAAATTAAAGCATCTTTTGCACAGTGGCCGTTTCCAACTGAAGAATAAAAATGTATATTACAGAAGAATGTGTTTATAAAGAAACATGTCCCAATAAGACAGATAATTGTGAGGAAAGAACAATGACAGATATATACGCAAAACCTATTGTTGACGGCAAGTTTTGGATTGTAGAGCAAGACGGTACTAAAATTGCTACACTACACAAGAAAGAAAACAATAAATTTATTCTCAGTAGCACTAATGGCGAAGTTATGTTTAACAAGAAAGAAGATTTGACCAAGCAATTTGGCAGTAATTTCTTTTTAAAAAATACAAAAGTCAAAGTAACTGCTGTGGAAGAAACACACGAGTGTCACGGATATCCAACACTGTGTTCGCCATTCAACAGCATGTATGATGTTAGACGTAAATTGCCCTTGTTTACCAAAAGCGAACAAAGCAAGAGTCTGTATTGTGCGGGCTATTATGTTATTAAGTTTAACAAAGGCTGGGTCAAGAGTTTTTGCCCAAAAGCAATTACAATCGAACGGTATCCTTACAAGGGTCCGTTTAAAGATAAATTCGAAATGAAGGC